TTTAGGGGTGCTTTGATTTCAAAGGTTCTAGGATGTTCCTTAGAAATAACATCACAAATAATTTCTTCACCACTTTGTAGTTTTAGAATTTTATATTCTGTCATTTTATTTTTATCCTATTGATAGTGTAATCAAACTGTTCTTCATTATAGATATTTATTCGTTCCATGAAGTGGTTCAGAGTAAAGTTTCTTTTACTCTTATAAGATAAGTCATCTGCTAAGTCGAATAAGGTAGCTCTATCTTTACTGTCACTCCTACGCAATCCACGGCCAATCGACTGCAAGGCACGTACTCTGGATTTACTTGGACTAGCGAACACGATGTTGTGCAGATTACGAATATTGATACCAGTAGAAAAAGTGCCATACGAAGCAACGATGATTGCATTCTTTTCGTTTTCAGTAATTTCTCTAATTTCTTCACGAGTTTGTGTGTCTGTTCCACCAAAGACATAAAATACCTTCCTGTCTTTCGCAGATTTGTTAATCATATCGTAGAGTACACTTCCATGTTTCTCCACATACTGAAACAATACTAATGTATTGCTATTAAGGTTAAGAGTTAAATCCCTTATGAATTCATTTCTCTTTTGATGAGATACAATAAAGTCCATCTCATCTTGATAGTTCATACCCTTGACAAGTTTACACTCTTCTTCTGAATATGTCAATACCAAAGCTTTGATATCGAATTCAGCAAGTGTCTTTTTATCAATAAGTTCCTTTGTAGATACTACTCTATTTAGTGAACCGAACAGTCCCTCAAGAACTAATCTATGGGTTTGCATTCCATCTAATGTACCTGTCAACCCAAACCTATACTTACATATATCTAGTTTAGTTAGAACATTTGTCAAGGACTTTGCTTTGAATAAATGAGCTTCATCACCAATAACACATCCAAAGTGAGAGAAGTATTTCTTTGGAAACTTATAGATAGATTGCCATGTAGATATAACGACCTTCTTAGACACGTTCTTATCATGTCCACTGTATATCTTCTGTAGATATTTCTCATCCCATCCATAGTCAAGAAAGTCTGAGTACATTTGTTCTACTAAAGATGTTGTTGGAACAAGAATAAGTATCTTGTCATTATCCTGTGGTTGTAAAAGTAACTCGTAGTATCTTACGAGAATATAGATGATAAGTGATTTACCAGATGCAGTAGGACTAAGAAGTAAAGCACGATGTTTTCTGATTGCATAATCCACGGCATTAATTTGGTAGTCTCTTGGATGTATTGGTTGATTCCTACTTTTGAGTTTAAGACTTGTAATAAATCCTTCCAAGACTTCTCTACTAATTTCTTTTTCATCTTTTAATTCCTCACTTATTTCATATGGTTCGTCCCAATCCTCTAACCACTTTTCCAAATATGAAAGTAGTCCAAGGTATAACTCTCCGTTTGCTGGAGAGAATAGTCTAATCTTTCCATCCCAAATACGATTACGGTACGCAGGCATAAACTTAGCGCCTGGCACTTCAAAAGTAAAATGTTCTGAGAGAGAACGAGCAGTTGAAGCTTCAGCATCCACTCTGAGGAATACCTCATTCTTCTTGGTAACTTGAGTCACTAGATAGCACCGTCAACAAACTTTCGCCATTCAATAGCGTTTTTGATGTCCCATCCACGTTGTTGAATTTGCTTTAGTATCCTCTCACAAGAGTCTACACACATTTTGTAGTACTCTACTTTTTGTTTTGCTTTGATAAGTTCCTCATCTGACTCCAAGTAAATAGGGATGTCAACTTTGAGTATTTTATGGTCGAATGGATTATCACGATACACAATAGGGTCTGCTTTCCCACCATAGTACTCCCATTTCTTTCGATAGAGTACACGATAAGTTCCTTCATTCATAAGAAGAAGTTGTCTAAATGTGTTGTAGATAGTTAGGTACTTTTGATGAAGAGTTGCAGACTTCAGAGATTCATCTCCAAGTTCCAAGTCATCCATCTTCAAGTCTTTTTCAGCAGATTGCTGTAGTTCGTCTAATGTCATAATATTTCACCTGTTAATAATAAAGGTGAGTAGAGTTGGTTGAAACTTTCTGTTCTATCTTATCTCGTATAGAGACTAAAGTTTATGGTGTTAAAGTTCACCGTTCTACTCATTCTTATTTATAATTTCGCTATTGTGTATAAATCGTAATTAAACGTCACACTAGCGGTTAACCCTGTTGATGCCTCATCTTTGGTATCAAAGGATAGTCCAGAAAGTGAAGTTGGATATATGTTCCTAAACTTCACTTGTATACTGGGGTTGTTCTTGTTTGTCAGTATCGTTAATGTTGCATCACTGGTCAACACTGAGGGGTTAGTAACATTACCCTTGCCTGCGTTACCAATATCTTTTGTATCTGTATTTCTAATTGCGTCTGCAAATTCTGTTGGATTTTGAGGGAAACCAATACCTGTCATCCAATCATGGATTTCTCTGTAATTACTGAGGTTTTCCTGTACCAAGAAAGATAGTTCCAACGGACTATATTCTAAGGTATCTCCCATAAATGGCATTGCTTTATATCTACTGTTCATAATTGCATCACCAGAAAATGCGATGCCAGGCAGATTAATCTCCTGTGCAAAATACACTGTGTTTGGTATTTTTAGGATATCAAACTTGAATTGAGTTGGACGTGCCAAATCAAAGTTATCTGGTTGTCTGTCAATTGCAGTAGTTATCGCCATGTCTTATATTCCC